GTTCGAAATTACCCCAGGTATGGGCGAATAAATGAGTTTCACCAACAATCTTGTTTTCGAAAGTATATCCATCTGGCATATCTTCCCCTAACTTAATTGATTGATAAATCTCATCACCTGTATATGTGTCAAAGGTCTTAGGTCTATGTTCATCAATAAGACAGGCTCGACTTAACTCAAAATCCTTAGTTGGATTTTTGTGCATCGATACTATTTTATTATGAAAATAAGTCCCAAGTTGGGCTTGGAATCGGGTAATCTTCACCGGTATAATCGGATCGGGCCTAATGAATCCTAGTCCACCTAATACTCTTGGTAAGAATAAGTTATAATTTCCGCATTTAGAGACCTTAGCAATACTGTCCTTATGGAAAAATAAGAAACGTTTGTGAGCATCCAATTTATTGTAACTACCTTTTAGTACCTTATTATAAAGATCCCAAATAGGAAGGTTTTCACCCATTGATCCAGACTTTGATTGTCCGATTAATAGGCCTACATTTAAATATGTGATCTCTACGATCTTATCAGTTTTACTAATATACTGAAAACACTGAGAATTGATGGTAAAGACATTAGTGTGCACATAATTCTTTCCTTGCGATAAAACGAATCCGGCAATATCTAAATACTTTTGCCAAATCTTATAGAAAATAGGATTTGAACGAAAATAAATATCATCACCGTTAATCAATACTGGTAAATCATGAACTTTAACATAACGTCTAGGTCCACTATTATCAATATTAATATATTCATCTAAAGCACATTTATAAACAATTAAATTTGCAAGACATAAGACGGGAAAAGAAAGGATGGAACCCATAAGTTGGCCATTTTTCTGTTGTACACTAAAAGTCCTAGCCAAAGGCATAGGTCCACTTCTAGTCATAGCATCAGCTTCTGGTTTATTCTTGGGTTTCCCAAATTCTTTAATCCACGCTTCTTTGTGAGCCTTTTTATCAGCTTTATATTTTGCAATTAAAACTGGATTTAAATGATCGGATAAATTATATTTTTCTAATTCTTTAATATCACATAATCCTCTGGGATCAGGATAGTGTATCTCTTGTTCATAAAGGACAGAGCGATAAACATTCCTATCTGCTTGAGGGATATTAAGGCAATCCATAAACCGTTCAAATATCAATTTTGTAAAACCAATATTTAGTTTATCAGTGGCAGCCCTATAATCACCAGAAAC